ATTTATCAAATTAATAATATATCTAGCTTATTATACCATAGACAAGATTAAATTTTAATTTTAAATGTGCTATTTTTTGAGCTTTTCCACGCCTTTCTGTAACTAGCATTTTAACACAAAATAAGATTTTTAGTTTTCTGTATTTTTCTGCGGTTTGCTGATTAACGTATTCAACTCGTATTCAAAATAAAAACTCCACCTTTTTGAGTGGAGTTTGTTTTTTTATGATAATTCGTTCATTATGTTTCCTCCTTATATGATTTTCATTAGCCTTAAAGCCTGTAAAGCCCATGGCTAATAAAGTAAACCCGTCGATTTCGACGGGTTATATAATTACTTCAAGCCAGACTGTGCTTTAGAAGTCAAGCTATCATTTGTAAATGATAATGTGATCGTGCCGCCTTTAGTGCCAGTTATCCATGTCGCGCTAACAGTTTTCTCACCACCGATAATCATTTCACTTAAGCCATCAGGTTCACCATACTTACTTACAACATTATCATACGAAGAACCATCTGCAAGGCTATTATAAGCGTCTAGATCAAATTTAGGGGTACGTGAGAACTTGAAACCTGTTATGCCTTTAGAAACAGCCTGATCACCATTAAATTCAACAGTGATGGACACACCACCTTTGCTCCAAATATAATTTTTAATTTGCACGCCTTGTACGTCTTGTGTTGACGTTGAAGAAGGCTTACCTAAAGCTTTTTCAACATCACTAAGGGCTGTTCCGCCATCACCATGGCTCATCAAATCACCAACAGCAATATTATCAAACGCCTTTCTAAATTCAGTATTTTGAGTGATAACCTTATTGTTTGAACTTGATTTACTCTCTGAAGCTGAAGATGTATCTGGATCAGATCCACCACCTATAGTTCCTGCAATAACTATAATAGCTAAAATAGCTAAAACCCAAAACCACACTCTTTTGTAAAGAGGCTTCTTTACAACATAAACATTTCCGTTTTCTTCTTTAATTTTTTTTGGCATAAATATCATCCTCTTCATTTTCAGCTTTTAAAGACATCAGTATTTGGTCCCCTCAACTCTATTATTTTTTATTAAATAATTTTATTGTCTTTTAGCAAATCATTGATTGCTGCTAAAGTATACTTTATTTCTTCATTTTCAAATTTGGCTACCGCCCAAGTTCCTTCTACTTTGACGATTTCGCCAACTCCTCGACGAACTTCGACGTGTTTCCCAATATATTTGTGTAATTCTTTGTTCTGGCGTTCCATTTCTGCCTTATGTTCACGCTCCATGCGTTCCCATGCTAGTTTGTTGTTATCAATAAAACTTTTGATAGTATATCCATCTTTCTCAAGTTCCAATATGCTACCGTGTGAGATTCTTTCAAAATCGTTATCCAAAACGTATGAACCATTACTAATATAAGCCCATCCTGTTTCGCCTACTTCTGCATCTCTTACTTTAATGTATTCTGTTTCTTCTAATTTCATTGTTATTTCCTCCTAGTTTTGTATATCTTCTTTACATTTATTATTATATCTCATTTGAGCTATATTGTAAATATTTTTTTCAATTATTTTTAAAATACTCATCTAATTTTTTGATAATTTTAATTGTAAGATTATCAAAATTTCGCTTACCTCTTCTTAAACCATAAATGGTTGACGTACTAACCCCAGTTTTTTTCTGAATATCGTAAGCACTGTAATTACTATCCATTACTTTATTTTTTATTTCATCAATATCCATTGAATAACCTCCTAAATTTTAGAAACCTTTAACAACTGACTTTGGAGCCCACATTGTGATATTTCCGAAATCAGTTTCAAAGCATAATAACAATGCTTTTTCTGTTTCACGTTCTACTCCAATGTTATAAGCTAATTGAGCGCCTTGTAATTCTGCTTGGTCAAGGTTCTTTTCCATTAACCAAACCGGAACGCCTTGACGGCCCATCCAGAAAAATTCAGGCCCGTTATATTCTTTATGTGTTAATTCGTATACAACGCCTTTAAATGTACTGTCTGACATTCTTTTGCGTCCAGCTTTAGCCATAGCCCAAATTTTCTTTAAAGCTAATTTTAAAGCTACCATATAATTTCCGACAGCTTTAACGATTTTCTTTGCAATTTTATGTGCTTGTTTCATGATTTGTTTCTTGCTCATTTCAATTACTCCTTTAGTTTTTATATCTTCCTTACATTTATTATTATATCTCATTTGAGCTATAATGCAATAGTTTTTTTATAAAAAAGTGCAAAAAAATAAGATCCTACAATTTAGTAGGATCTGTTTAGTCAGTGCACCAACACTGTAGCGCCTGCAACTATATTATATCAGTATAAGCTGTTGTTATCAATTTTAAAAGCATAAAAAAATAAGCCTACCCATCAAGGTAGACTTAAAACATTATTCAAAATTGCCCCAGCTATTTACACGCTTACCATTTACACTTACACCAGTTGGCAAGTAACCATATTGTCCGTTACCTCTAGGCTGTCTAATCCAGATATAACTGCCAGAATGACAAAAAGCATCGTACTTTACTACTGAGCTTTTAGGTAGAACTCCAATTTTAGATGACTTTGTTGTTGCACCCCAACGTAAAATAATACCTTCGTCAACCGTTACAGTAAATTTACCATCTTCCTTGAACCACTTAACTCCTAAATCATCAGTCCAAGAATCGTACTTAGTACTGTTTTGGCTAGGCGCTGGAGCTGGTTTAGGTGTTTCAGCTTGTGGCTTTGCTCCAGGTTTAGCAAACTTGTCCCAAGCGTTTGCATCCAGATACCAGATTGAACGGTCCATATCTCCGCCGGTGTATTGCCAACCAGCAATTGAACCAAAAGCACCGCTAGACACATTCATATCTGGTACCGTCCAGGAATTCCAGTTCATAGATGCATATTTAGCTACCCAAACAGCACAATCATTTGCACAGTTGGCCACTTGATTTAAAGCTGACTCTTGAACATAGATAACACACCATACTCCCGTTAAACGGTGTACTTCGTCTACAAATTGACGAACCCAATTAGAGTCGCCCCATGCTGAATTTTGGTAGCCTTCCCAGTCAATAATTAGCATACTTTGGCCAACATAATTTTTGATGTTGTTGATAAAATACTGTGCTTCTGATACTGGATTACCACCACCAGCATAATGATACAAGCCACGCTTTTTACCAAGCTCTCCAGCTAGATCCCATTGATGATTGCATTTAGGATTAACGTATCCTGTACCTTGAGTAGCTTTAACGATAACCCCTTGAGCGTGTGGATCACGAATAATACTATCATCTGACCCTGAATAAACGTCTACTGTATACATAACCATACTATTTATCCTCCTTAATCTTAACTGTTGGTGTTAAATCTGATTTCTCGTAAGCTGATTGAACTGCAGTATGGATAACTTGTGAGTCAAGCTTATATCCTTGTTTTTTCATCACATCATTAACAATCATACTAGCTTCATCAAACTTTTCACGTCCGCTCTTATCTTGGCCGACTAAGCTTGTAACTGCCACGTCTGCTACTTGTTCAAGTAACGTCCATAGTGCTTTAGATTGCTCAGTGGATGCATGTTCAGCTTTATTATCTAAAACCGGTTTGAGCTGCTTAAGTAAAAAAATAGCCAATACAGATAATAGGCCTGTCTGTACTAACCATTCAATAATATCATTGATAACTTTCACTTTTTATCACCTTCTAAATTTCCGATTCGGTTTTCATGTTCAATCAACTCATCATGGTGCCTACTAACTTCCTCTCTCAATTTCTCTAAGTTTTTGTGTTGCTCTTCAAAATTGCTGTTGAGTTGTTTGATCGTATTGTTTAGTTCTTTAAACTGTTGTTGTAGTGGGAATGTTCCAACAATAATCGCGTTGTTTACCGCTTTGGCTCCATGTTTAACCAGCCAATACACCCAACTAAAAAAGGCAGAAGCAGCGGCCAAAATTGACGCTATCTCCGCCCATGAATATCCTAATAATGAATGCACATACATTCACCTGCTTTCTTATATTCCTCCCACCCACCCTTCCATTATCTTAAACTGTTGGAGCTACAGTTGGTACGTCATAATCAACGCCTGTAATTTCTTTAAATTGTTCCTTGCCAAAATAATGAACTTGAACAGCTAAACGACAATCATCAACTGTAAATAATCCTAGTGGGTAATATTCCTTAAACATTGTATACATCACTTCGTCCATGTTATTTTCCTCCCTTATTTAGATCCATTAATTGTTTTGTTAAACTTGTATTGACCTTTTGTTGTTGTACATTTGCTATTTGTAATTGCATAACTTGTTTAGTTAAAGATACTAGTGTTTCTTGAACTTGAGTTGGTTTTGGATTTGGAGTGGGATGTTTCTCTTCCCATTCTTCCTTTGTCAAGCTATTCCAGGAATGCGTATTCTCGTTCCAAACCGGATCATACAAGCCAGCACCATTGCTACCAACCGGCTTTATTGTTGTGGCATTAGCTGGAATTTTTGCAGCATCTTCAATCACATCATAGCCATTAAATTCATTTGTCTTTTCGTCATAAAAATATACTTGTTTCATTTAAGCCACCTCAATCCATACGTCATGTACATCAAAATGTTGCCCTGCCACTAGGTTGGTGCTACCAAAATTAATAATATTCATTTTCCCCTGATCAGCAGCAAATACCATGTTCCCCGTATGCTCATTACTGAACACTCCAAGTCTTCGCCAACTTGGGAATCCTGATGGTTGGACAGCAACTTGTACTGAATATGAAACATTATCGATTTTAGGCGAAATGAAACTAACGTCAAATACGTTAATAGTAATATTGCCTAATCTAATTTTTTTCCATGTTCCTTTGCCACTCCACTCGTTGGCAGGGGTAATCTCAACTTCCGTAACATTCCAATCTTGGACATTAGCCAATTTGTCGAAATTTTCTTTAATCTTTTTTGGCCCATTTTGCATTCCAGAGAAAATAGGTTCAAAATTTATTGCCATGTTTGTTCCTTCTTTCTTTTTTATTTGCGCCATTCTAGGCGTTGTGTGTGTTGATCAATATAGTTGGCACGTAAGTCAGATGGGCTTGTTGGTTTGCTGAAGTAACCAGATCCGCCTGCAAGGGTGCTTCCCCCTTTGCCGTCTCCAGCTTTAGCAGCACCATCATCAACATCACCTAGGCTAATCTTAATTGTTTTATTCTCACTTTCCAAATACCAGTCACCATACTTGTAGAAAGGTGCAGCGTTCATGTAAAAATTGCGTGGTATGCGGACAACAATTGAGTTGTTATTTGTATATTCTGCTTCGCAAGGAATTAACTTAGTTAGAGTTTCACCAAATGAACCAGACCCAAAGCCACCAATTTCAGTACCAACCGCATTTTCATAATAGAAAACGGTTGGTTTAGGATAATCTTTCTGATTGTGAACGATTGTGATTTTATAGCCGTACATTAAATCTTCCAGGCTGTCAGCTGTTACTATACTTGCGTTACGTTCGGCAGCCATACCGTTGGATAGTGCGATAACGTTAGTACCATCTGGGACTTCATCCTTATGTTTAACACGAATTTGCCAAACAGCTCCATGCCCGTCATCATAGTTGTCCCAGCCTTTTGTAATTGCAAGATCGCCTGCAGCTAATGGAGCATAGTCTTGCATGGTTGGAACATCATTGAATTGCCATGCTCGATCATGAAATTGAGCTTGTTTCAGTGTTTCTTGAATTTGCTTGGTCATCTCCAACAATTGATTATAGCGGACGTACAGCCCATCCTTAGGATCGTTCACTTCTGCCATTGCATCATTCAATGATTTCTTGTATTTAGCTAGCCACTCACTAAATTCTCGGCTGTATGTTTCACCTTTTTCAGTGAGTTCACTTTTGACTGTTTCACCCTTGTTAGTTACTTGGTCAAGGATTTTTTCGAACTCATCAATGTAATTTCTGCCAGCGTTCCCAATGTGCGCAAAAAACTGATCATCGATAACGTTAAAGTCCATATCGACAGTTGACACGGTCGAACCATCTTTACCAATAAATCTAATGTAAAATTGTTGCCAGTGTCCAGGCACATTAAACGTGCGTTCATCAAAATGCAGTGTTACTCGTCCTAACATAATTTGGTCGTTGCGATCATCGCCTCTGACTGGATAGATATGTTTATGTGTATATCCTTGATTGTCTACACCACCATATTCATACTTCCAGCCGCTCATATTAACTGGTAAACTGTTGCTAGTGATATACACTGGCAAATAGTCGTCTGTGTCTCCTACACGGCCATTAAAATAACCACTAATATCTAAGATTTGATCTTGATATCGTGTTAGATCAAGCGTTAGCCGTGCTTTCTCTCGTAGTGCCATTTATTCACCCCTTCTTTCATTGTTCATCTAAAGTGTCTTCATCAAGCCCATACGAATTCAAGAAACCATCTACTTTGTCTTGCTTTGAAGCTAGTAACTCAAAGCCTTTTGCTATAGCTTCCCGAACATCCTTACCGTATTGGGCCTTACGGATTGTTTCAGCAATGTTTTTCATTTCATCGGTAGTAGCCATTTAACTTTCTCCTTTCAATTTATCGACTTCGGCCTTTAGCGCATCAAAGTCCGCCTGTGACACGTAGCCTGCTGGAATTCTGTCGTTGATAACTGTTTGCAGCTGCTTCATATCAAATTTAAGCTGTGTTACATCTTCACTACTTGCCCCGTTCTGAATGATTGTAGTAGTGCTCGATACGTTAGATTGTCCACTTGCTTGAACCTCAGCTACACGGCCAACAATAACCTTGACACGCTCTAAATCTTGAGCTTGTCGATTTGTTTCTGCTTGATAATCAGTTAATCCTAGTGACTTATCGCCAATGGTTAGTGTTGATTTGTGCGGCCTTAATAAATCAATTTCTTTCTGTACAACTCGTAATAACTGAGATTGTGCAACATAGGGGTTGATAAACATATATCGGTCAGCAACTTTAAAATGGTTGAAATTAGGCAAATTCAATTCAATTGCACTAACCTCCCAATTTTCTGGAACCCGCTGCACGTTTATCCATGCTTTCGCTTGGTTCATTAGAACATTAGCATCAGTTACATCACTGAACTCAACTGTGCCACAAATAATACCGAATTCCTTTTGTAAATCTGGTATATCAATATAATCGCGTCCGCCGTTAACACTAGTGATTGTTAGCTTTGGCTTGGCGGCGTTTGAATCACTAATCTCATCTTTTTTACTTTCATCTTTAGATTGTGAACCATCGCCGCCGTTTTTTATCAACGCTTGCGGGTCTAACCATGTCCCATCATTCGTAAATGATTTTCTGACAGCTTCGTAAAAATCGGTTTTAGTAACACCAACGTGTAAGTGGCTAGTGTCTCGCCAACCAATAATATCACCAGTTTTGATTTTATCACCAATGTTCACTCGGATTTGGCCAGCACTGCTAAACGCCTCTTGATATACGATATTAAAGCCATCAGTACTATGTGTCACGACGTAGTTGCCGAGGCCACCCATATAGCCTTTGAAAACTACCGTACCACCGTGGATAGCGTGTATCTCACTACCGGGATGATCCACAGACCCAAAATCTAAACCATCGTGGAAACCATTTTGTCTGAATTCACCACCAGGGTGAACTCCAAATAGTTGACCACCAGAGAAACTGCCTTCGCCAACGCTAGGAAACGGCCAACCCCAGCTGTTTGATGTTGTTGTCGTTGTAGTGTCACTCACAGGCCCATTAACTCGCCGTGTACCGGTTGGGCCCCAACCGCCAGCATGTGAAATATCAGCCAACCAATTAGAGTCGTTAAACAATGCTAAAAGCTGATGAAAGCCTTTATGGATATCTTCATATCCTTGCACTTTCCAAGCGTCAAATGTTGGCTGGATATACTGAAGTAAACCGGTTGACGGATGGCCTGCTGCTGCATTACTGTCCCAGTTGTTCGTAACAGTCTCACTACCACCAGATTCTTGATTGATACGTCTTAAAACAGCACTTAAGCCGTTCTGATCAAGATTAACATTCATTATCTTTGCAGCATGCTTAATTGCTTCAGTCCAATCGCCATTAATCGCGGTAGTCGCGCCACCACCGGTCGTTGTTGTTGAGCTTTCGCCATCAACTTCAACCTTGTTACTTTCCAACTGTTTCCCTAAAGGTATAAGTCTAGTTATAACTTTGGTAGGATCAATCGTAAGACTTGCAGATTGCATATTGACCGCTAACTGAATAGGCGTATCGTTCTTATGATCACTACCAATATCAGTTACATAGTCAAGCACATTTGGCCCGCCTGGCCTGTATTCTGTTACTAGATAGCCGCCCAGCTCGTTAATTAGCTTGTCTTTGATTGCGTCCCGTGTTTTGGGATAATCGATTTGCCGATAAGCATCGCCTTTATTATTGGTAACGTTACAGTTACGTAGTTTGAACTGTTTGTACTGTGGCACTTGGCTGTTATGAACATCTAGTAGCGATTGCAAGAACTCTTTTGGCTTCAACCCGATGGCTTCATAAAACCGCTGAACGCTATCAAGCAGATATGCTTCGATATCTTCAAACGTGTATGTTCTAATGAAGTTCCCGCTTGATTGCATCTCTTTCTTTGGCTTGATTGCTCGGCCTCGAAACAACAACTTATCATCATCATAGACCTCAACGTGTGTGTGCATTGGTCTGACGTTATCAAACAACAAACTATCACGGTTTACAGTGAGTTCAAGATCGTCGATATCGGTTTCTTTAATCGTTAGCTTGCCTTCGCTGACTGTGCGATTAACTCGTTGATCGAGGACAATAAAGCCATTCTTGTCGGTTGGTTCGTTATATCCAATAATTCGATACATTAAACCATCTCCTCGCGTTTAAAGATAAACTCGATTGTGCCGTTGCCAGACAAATTGATTTTGTTATCACCAACATCAAGCACTACTTGCGTTTGCTTGTAGTTACTGTCGTTTAACGATACTTCGCCAAAACTTCCTTTTGCCTTGACGTTGCCAGTTACAGCAAAAGACGATAAAACCGGCCGTGAACCAATGTTTTTGACGTTGACGTCCTGGTTTCCATTGACACCGAATTTGACTTGTTGCCATAGCCAATGAGGAAAGAAAACATCATCCCAATAATCAGCGCCTTCATTATGGTTTGTGTAAGCATACGGATATGCATTAAACACAATTGAAGCTTCAAGCGTCTCATTGTCGCTGTTATCATCAACCTCAACGCTTTTACACTTGGCCCGCCAGTAGTACGTTGGTTCGTGTGTATCCACTAGTTTATCCCAATTGTGCGGCATTAGTTGCCGTTTTAACTCTTGCTCAAAACCTTTACGATTGTGATACTCTTCGCCAACATATAGCAACTTGTATGTGATTTCTCGGTTGTTGAAAAACCGTTCATTATCAATCATCGAAAAGTCGTAACTACCTTGATGATACGGCACACTCTCGGTAATCTCTTGTTCTTCAGGCGTTGGAGCTGTTCGTTCAGTTAACCACCAGCCGTTCAAGCGCGTATCGTAATTATTAAAGACAAATCCTTCGCTTGCTATGTTTGGTTTGACTTTCTCCTCTATAGGATCAAGGTTTCTAAATTCATACTGCATCAACTCCACCTACCTTTCAAATTTACTCGATTTCCTAAGCGATCGTCGTATCTATCATACGTGCTACCGACTAGCACATCACCATCAAGATAGATATCCTGTTGCTTATCTGCTATCTTCCGCAATAGACTGTTGTTCTCCTGTGCCATAGTAGGACTATCAATCGTCAAGTTATCGCTAAAAGTTCCGCCAAAGCTTACTGAATGTTGTCTATAAAGGCTTTGACTAGCACTCTGTAAAGCACTCATTGTATTCATAAAGTCCCTTGCATCCGGGCTCGGTATTGTGATTGCTTCTAAATTGCTAGATACTGCATCAGAAACCGCACCAGCCATACTGGATACATTTGCCTTGACCGTTTCAAATTGGCCTTGTAATCCTTTATTGAAGCCATTCATGATTGCAATACCGGCGGGAATTAACAGCTTACGATCATAGCTGATAGGGCCTTTATGTTTCTTGATCCAGCTTGCAATTCCAGAAACAAACGATTTGACTCCCTCGTACGCAGATTGCATACCTCTGAGAAAACCATTAATTATTGAAGTACCATTGCTGAATAAATCAATTCCCGAAACGCCACTTTTTACCGCGTTGGCGTTCTTTTTACCAGCACCACTAGAACCACTTATACCGTTCTCAATGCCTTTAATGAACATCTTAATGAGCTTGTCCCCGGACGATAATACTTCACCTAATGCATAGCCTACACCATAAACGAATTGCATTACCGCTTGCATTGCTTCATCAGCAATTTGTGGGATAGCTTCAGCAAGGCCTATTAGGAATTGTCCAATCAGATTAACCGCCGCTTGAATGATTTGTGGCAGTCCTTGCGCTATCCCATTAATGAAGGCAACAATCAAATTAACCCCAGCTTGGATAATTGACGGTAATTGTGTAGTTAAAGTGTTCAAAAAAGTAACAATAATTTGTCCTACATAGGTAACAATCATTGGTATACCTTGTAGAATCCCTTGCAAGAAACCTTGAATAATCAATAATCCTTGTTGCATGATAAGAGGCATGTTTTGAGCTATTATTGCTAGGATTTGAACAAACATCTGAAGAACCGTGTTAGCGATTATAGTAGCATGTTGAGCAACTTGGATAACCAATTGCACAAGCATGTTAACTATCAAGCCTGTGATAAGTGGTACCGCCGTTGCGATTTGTTGAACAAAACTAGTAATCATAGATGCTAAGCCTTTCCCCATTGCTGTGAATAAAGGAACTATTGACGAGATATTTCCGCTTAATTGAGAAAATGTGCTAATAAGTATCGCTAGTGACACATTAATCAATGCAATCCCAGCACTAACCATAAGGACAGCAGCACCAAAGGCAACTAATCCTACAGCACTGGCTGTTAATGCTGGACCAACTAAAGCAAACACAGCAGCCATAGCAGCTACTGCAACAGTAACAGCCACCAGTGCTTTAATTCCAGCGGTTCCAGTAGAAGCAAATTTAGTTACAGCCAGAACAAACAGACTAAATGAAGCAACTAGTAGCGCCATTCCTGCATAAGCCATAAGCGCTTGTGGGCCCATCGAACCTATTGCTTTACCTGCTAACACAGCAACTCCAACAATTGCCGCTAAGGACGCTGTTACAGCTAATAATGCTCCTGCTCCAGCCAAACCTTGCTTGGCTAAGTTAGTTGTTGCAAATACCAATAAAGCCATGCCGGCCGTTGCTAATCCAATACCAGCACCAATTTCGAGAACTGCTGTTCCTAGTTGTAGGAAATTAGTAGAAGATTCACCAGCGGACTTGCCAGCTTTTTTAACGCTTTTACCGGTCTCATTCATTCCAGTATTAGCTTTAGGCAATGCCCTATTCAGTAAAGGGATCTTAGTTACCAGCTTCCCAATACCTTTACCAGCGGAAATAGCTACTTTCCCAATCTTCCCAGCATGTGTGAGAAATTGACCAGTTACAGTAAGAGCAGGGCCAAGGACAGGAGCTAAACCGATAGCACCTTGAATAACCTTAGCAAAGCCACTTTTTGAGGTGTTAGCCCATGTTAGTGTCTTGTTAATCATATCTAACATAGAACCACTTATTTTATTATGCGAGCTTAGCGACGTGTTACGTAATGCTTCCCAGTTACCGCCGACTTGTTCAATCTTGGCACCAACATTTTTCTGCATTTCGTTCGCTTGCCCATTAAGGCTCTTGTTGGCTTTTTTACTTGTTCCTGCTGCTTTATCAACAGCTTTGGACCAAGCACCCCAACTCTTAGTGGCGTCGTTTGTTTTGTTCTTCATCGCGTCCATCAAAGGCGCAATAGCCGCCATACCTGACGTGCCAAACATTTTCTTGAGTTTTTGGGTCTTTTCGTCATCACTAAGCCCCTTCATTGACTTGTTCAACTCTTGCAGAATTTGAGGGAATGGTTTCATCTTTCCTTGTGCATCAGTAAAACTAACACCCAAATCGTCCATTGTTTCTTTAGCACTTTTAGATGGAGCCAACATTTGTAGGACAGCATGGTTTAAATCTTGCGAAGCTTGTGCCGCACTGAACCCTTTATTAGTAAGTAATCCGATAGCTTCCGTTGAATCTTGCATATTTATACCGGCAAGCTTAGCCGTTCCGGAGAACGTTGCCATCGCCTGTTGCATATCCTCAACTGAGGCGTTAGACAAGTTGGCAGTTTGAACTAGAATTTCAGCTGCTTGTTGTGGAGACTTTAGTGAATCACCCCAAATGTTCATTGCTTGTTGGACAACTCCAGCCGTTGTCTGTAAATCAGAACCGGCGGCAGTTGCTGCTTGGGCAATTGCTGGGAATTGTTGCTTAATTGAGCTAATAGAAGCACCATTACGCGCCATTTCAATCATCGCATCAGAGGCGTCTTGGGCACTAATTGGCAGATCAGCACCCATCTTATTCGCAACGTCAGCCAAGCCGTTGATATCCTTTGACGTACCACCTGCAACAACTGCCGCGGTATTAAGCGATTGTTGGAATTTACCAAAGCTCTTTAGCCCAGCAACACCCACAGCAGTTGTAGCAGCACCAGCAACTGTAAGCGCCTTACCAACACCGCTAAGGCTCTTTTCAATCTTTTCTCCGGCTGATGATGCAGTATCAGAAGCAGTGTTAAAAACCGAAGTAAAACCATCATCAACAGCCTGTAATACTGCTTTAACGTTGAATGATTGCGCCATTTAGAACCCACCCCTTTCTTTTTTAGTTCTCATGTTCCAAGGAATAATTTTTCCTTGCTTCTTAAGCTTTTTAAACTCTTTCAAGCGTTCTGCAAATAAGCTTTCGTTATCCTGCAGTGTGTTTTGCTTACTTTTAGCTTTGTAATCAGGTTCAAAGTTCCCCCTGATTTCGTCAATCATTTCGTTAGCATCAAAGAATTGGTCAAACTTCCTAAATTTAGGCTTAGGATTTTTCGAGCTACCCGTTGTGGCCTGTACTTGTTGATTAAGCCACGCTTGATAAGCTAATTCTTCGTTACATTTGATTGTTTTGAGTTGAAATGCTTCTAAACGTATCAGATACTCGTTAAAAGTCATCTTTTCAATCTCTTGCATGCTAACCAAGCCTAGATATGCTAAAGAGTTAAGGACTATCTCGTGATACATCTGTTCACTTGATAATCCTGCATCTCCAGTATCTAGGCTTTGAGGTTTTTTGACACAAGCTTAGTAGCTGTACTTTCATCAATTTGCTTAAGAATATTGTCAAAATACTTTTCTAAATCTTCAAATGAAACTTCCTTATCGATGAAAGCTTCTACATCCTTCATAGTTGGACGTGGCTTATTGTCATAAGCTGCTGCATAAATTACATTACACAATGCCACTGGGTCATATGTTTGCAATGCTGGTAATGTACGCATTAAAGCCATACCTAAAGAAATTCCGTTATTAGATACGCTTGCTACTTTGTCCAATTCACGAACAAAACGAATGCCAAAATTTAGTTCATATTCTGTGCCTTTAATTTTAATTTTCATCTAAAAAATGCTCCTTTGAATTATTCTTGTGTTGTTGCTGAACCTGTTCCACGGTCTGCATCTTTCCATGCTGTACCTTTGCCTGTTTGGTCATCACTAGAAACAACGCCTAAACCTCTAAATACATATGCCAATTCTTCCTTAGCACTTGCTGGCAATTCTAACCAACCACGTTGTGGTGTTCCAGTAACACTAAACTTTATTTCTCGTTTTGAATTATCATCTGGGTCGTTATCGTTGCTGTCTTCAGTTATGGAGCCTTGAGCGTACCAAGCAAATACTTTACCTTCTGAATTCTTACGTGAAATGTTTACGATCCAAAATTCAACCTTTTCATTTTGAATTAAAGCATCGTATAGGTCATCAGAAACTTTAGAAATGTTGTTTACAAATTCAACCCCGATTTCTGTTTCTAAAGAACTTGACGTGCCAACTGCGCCATCTTTGGTTTTAGTTGTATCACTATCGCGTTTTGGTTCGAATGATAGTGAGGTTTGATAAGGGATTAATTGTCCTTGTTCTGTTGCTGCATTCTTTAATAAACGAATATATGCTAAGGTATCCATACCTTGTAAAACTTGTGGCTTTGCCATGTATATCACTCTCCTAGCTTAAATTAAATACAAGCGTCATTATGCCATGATTTAACACGGTATTCGGAACGCTTGTATCTTGAATTATTTGATTATCATACTGGTCTATACGCAATCTAACGAACGTGTCACCTAGCTTTACTGGCCGCATGCACTGGATAAAGATATCATTCATTATTTGAGAAACTTTGAAACGGTTCTCTCCGTCTCCCCATACGTCCACATTAGCCGTTATTTGCCCTTGTATTGCGTTTTTAGTTGTAGCCGGTAGTATTTGTACTGATCCGACTAAAACAAACGGATAAGGTGCATTTTCGCTTTCTAGTGGCAAATGGTCGTATGTTGTATAGCCTGAATTTAATGATAATTGATAAATGTAGTCAAAAATTAATTGATCTGGTGTCATGATTCCACCTACTTAAATAAGTTGTTGAAGTCTCTGCGAAATTGTGGTTCTATCTTGCTAAACGCTGGGCCTAATGTAGGCCGTCTACTCATATAGCGAGTCCCGAATTCAAGCCAGCCGAAATACGCGCTGTGTGGTTGTACTTCTGCCTTGAATTTACTCCTTTCCAGAGTAACGCTTCGTTTGGTAGCACCAGTACTATATCCAGCCGTATAAGCACTATCCATGTTAGATTGAGTTTGATCCTGCAATCTAGCGCCATATTTTGCCACAATTTGTTCAACTTCATTTGGAAAACGTGAAACGTTTCCCTGTAATGCTGCTTTCAATTCCTTGACACCGCTAATTTTAACTCGTGCCATACCCTAATCTCCCTCCCCGACGATTAGAGTTGTCATTTTCTGTGTCTGTCGCATGGTCTGGAGCCGATATTTAGTATCAGAGTTACCAACAGTAATGAACGCCCAATTTTGATAAGGCAATTCTGAAACCCTGATGACTAGACTATTAACATCAAACTTACCAAACAATTGAACAGCTCTGTTTGTTCCTATATCTGTAACGTTAGCCATACAGCTTCCGAGTAAATCAATCCCCCCAACATATCCATGTGTTGAAGGATCATAGTGCTTTTGGTTCTCAGAATAGAAACTCACTAAAGTATCGAACCTCATACATCATACCTCCTGTAAGGATCAATCGTATATAACAATCCATCTGAATTGTTTCTGCGCTTGTACTCCTCAATATCGCTTTCGAATGCGTCAAAATCATTGTTGCTAAAAGTGATAGACTCGCCTTCTTGAGAATAAGACGTCATACCTTCGTTTTTAACGCGGTTAAAACGACGTACAGCGACTTCTAGAGGTATATATGATAATTCACTAGGTATATCTTCATCAGCCTTTAAACCTAGCTTAAATCGCAATGACAACTCTGTATTCTTAATGATTAATTGTAGAAGACTATCAGACTCCTTGTTTTCATCTGATAGCCCCAACATGATTTTAAAGTCTGATAGTTCCATAAGCTATTACCTTTCTATTTTTTGCCTGTACCTGATGTTTCTTCAGATGTGCCACCTGTGGCTGGTGCTGCTAAAGTTCCTTTGATTACGCCGTTAGCAACTTCTGGGAAGATCTTAATACCCCAGTACAATGTGCTTTGGTTTGTCAAGTTTGTTGTGTTATCATCGCGAACTAAAGCGATTAAACCTGTTTCGTCTGTTGTAATAGACTTGTTTTCAAATAACTTACGACTTTCACCGTTTGTATCTAAATACATCAAGTTAATGTTATCCTTGACGGTTGCATAGAATGTACCTTCTGGAACACTGGAGTTCATGATTAAAGTGACGCCACCTAAGAAGTTGTTAAGCAATGTTAAACCGAATCCAACGCTTGCTCCGTTTGTAATCTCTGCTGCGCCTAAATACTTAGCTGCATCCATTGGGTTGATAAACACGATTGTTTCTACTGCATCATCATCGAACAATACTTGCAATTTACCAACTGATTGAGCAATTGCATTTTGTAAGCCGCCTTGGGCTTTTAGATCTGTTGGCGCTGTTGCAAGAAAATTAAAGAAACTCTTACGAACGTTCTTTTGGATTTCCTTTAAGATACGCTTGTCTGATTGTAGAACTGCCATATCATATCCAACGCGTTGAACTTCTTCAATAGATACGGCTTTACGTGCTTTTTCAAATGTAACAGTGAAAGCACGATCTTTCACACGCTTAACTCCACTCAATGGGATATCTTCGCCTTCGCCAACAGCTGTTGTTTCAGCCATATCAGTAGTGAACTTATACATTTGAATAGTATTGCCTTGGGTCATCGCTTGCGGACGTGTAGTACTCAATGCTTGAGTTAATTTTGTAACACTTTCAGAAAAACGTTCTACGAAGTCTTTTGCTTGTACATCACCCATATCAGGTGTTTTGATTAATTTTGGATCTGCCATAATTTTGTTTTCTCCTAACTGAATAAGGACCAGTTATCACGCATTGCTTTTTGGCGCTCTGCTGTGTCCTTAATGTTTCTAATTTGTTCTTTTGTCATTTTAGTTTTAACTCCTGTTGTTCGTGGAGTTTTGCCTGCTAACAATTCTTTGCGTGTATCTTCCTTGATTCTCTCGATGAAATTAGTAATTGCTTGAACGTTAGCAACAGTCTTCTTGTTATCATTTACAACAACCATATCAAGTACTTCGTCAGGGACAGATAAGCCGTACTCTTCAAACACTTGTTTAGTTTGCTTTAAGTCTTCGTTATGTGCTAAACGGTCTTCAAGCTCCTTGATACGTCTATCTTTGGCGTCTTCTTCCTGTTTAGCTTTCTCTTCGTCTGAAAGTTCCTTGATACTCTTGTCGTTGTTTTCGTACTTAGCAAGTTTAGCTTTGAGCTCCTCTACTTCTTTTAAAGCTTGGTGCTTGCCTTCTTGTTCCTTGCTAATACGTTTCTGTAACTTCTTAGCAATCTTGTCAGCGTCTACTGGTTTCTTATCTTGGACGTCCTTTTCAACCGTTTCGGCGTTTTCTTGATTGTCTTGAGCTTCAGTTACTTGTGTTGTTTCTTCTACATCCATAATTGGACCTCCTGCGCGCATTTAACGTCTTGGGAGACGATACTCAAGTTGTTCTTTAACGACTGCAAACATGGAAAAAGTCATCACTTTAACACTACTTTTTTAGTTTTGTATTTAATTTAAAAAATAAACGCTTGTACCAAGGCTGGCGTTTGAATGCAGGTATCTTTCGGTGGATATTCTTGTGTGGATAGAAATGATAGCTTTTGGCGCAAAAAGTGATGGTCACTTCAACAAGCTCGCCATTGTCTACTATCTTTGTAGTTGAACTTCCATCACTGTTTAACACAACGTAAGGTACTTCGTAATTGTTGATCAATAGTGCATCTTTGTATTCTCTTACCTTTGGTAGTTTTTTACGTTTCATAGCCATTTCACTCCTTATCGTTTGTTTTTTGTTTTCTTGCTATATAAGAATTATTCTTGCCATCAACCCAGTAAGCGCCAATCCCGCATCTACAATTTGGATGGCCGGGAACAATTGGACAATCATCTATCTCATAAACACCTTTACCAAAACCATCATCATTGTTCGCGATATCGCTGCAAATCTTGCAAGCACCAGGTTCGGCGTGCCATCTACAAAATCTATAGTCCGCCTTAATCAGTGAACTAACCTGTGCTTTATGCTGCACTCTGGCACTCTCAGTACGTGCAAGGCGTTCAGCAACATATCTATGATTAGTAACTGTTTGCTTTACATGTTTCTTAAGCAGCCTTGCTATCTCTCGTGGATTGTCTCCATGTATAATTCCTGTTGATATAACTGCATCTAATTCAGCTTTTAAAGCATCTATATTTGCCCATATGCGTTGGCTAAAATTAACGGCACCCGTTTGAGCCATTACGATTGTAGCAACTGTTGAACTAGCCCATAACGATGTTTTAGTTAAATCTTTACCTAAGATACCGGATTGGCGTTTTATTTCGTCCATATAATCATCTTGGATCTTTTCTCGCATCTCATCGTCTATATCCATACCTAAATCAGCCATAGTTAACCCTATTTGTGATTTTAGATACTCCAGTCGATTAAGCCGCATAGTAGCATTATAAACTTTCATACGTGCATTTTCTTCTGCTGTAAAATCTTTACGAGATGCTTTCTTGTCTTTCTTTCTAAGCCTGTTAGCTTTAACCACAAGTTCTTTTGCTTCGCGCTCGTATCTTTCTATATCAAGCTTGTTAACAGGCCTGTAAGCCCCGGTAATATCGATGCCATCGCCATGTACTTCAGCTATCTTTTGATATTCAACATCAATTTTATCACAAATATCGTCAATAGCTCTCTCGTAGTATTCAGCAAGTTTGCCATTAAACTCCTTGTCGTTCTTCAGGTTTTGAGCTATCCACTTCTTTTCGGCTTGCTCCCTGGCTTTCCAGTATGCTTCGTTCTTCCGGTTCTGCATCAGTTACACCGCCTTTAAACATATCAGTCGCATTAATTGAATTCCGCAATGATTGCTTGATAAGGTTTTCCTTTTCTGCATCCATCTTTTCAATCTCAGCTTTAGGGTCATCAACAACAGATAATACTTTAAGCTGTGTTTCTTTAGAAACTACTCCTTCGAGTGTTTTAGCTGTGTTTGCTTCGTCTGCGTCGTTTACTGGTATGTTACGTTTAAACGTGAATGACAAGCCAGCTTTGATTTCATCGACTGAAGTGCTGCCGATAATCTTGCCTAGGCTTGCAATGTTACCTAAAAAATTAGTTAAAGCTATCGTGAATTTACGTTCTTCTAACGCTGCTTGATTTTGCATGCTTAGCAGCTTATATCTAATAGCTACGCCGCTAGAATTGCCACTAAACGCCTCATCGTTTAGATTAGCTACCATCGCTGTTTGAAAGATATCATTAACCAAACGATTAAGCATGTTTTCTTGCATATTGTCGCTGTCCGGTTTAGATAAGAATTCAAATTTTGCGTTGGCTGCTTCTGGTGATGGATCATTAAACACACGCTTGCCACCGTTAAAGTCAAGGATTGGCTTACCTGTTTTAGGATCCTTAGGCAAATTAATGCCTAGCATCAATAGAAACGACTGATCAAAGTATTCGAGCTCGTTAGCTTTTTGTGAGATTGCATTATCGTACGTGTCAACTAAAGTCCTGATCTTGCCCACCAAAGATAAACGTTCTTCGTTTGCATAAAGCTCTACCGCTGGAACTTCTTTAAACGGAACGATATCTCCTGTTTCTTCAAGTGCTCCGTCTCTGTCAATACTATAAATCTTACTGTCAGTGTAAACTTCCCCGACTAATTCAGAATTAAAATAAGTATATCTGACAAACGCAATAGGTTTACGCTTGATACTTGTATCATAGATAATAAAGCCTTCATCCGGTGGCACTACTGCAACACAAGTATCACTATCTTCGTTTTGATAAGCCAACATGTAGGACAATCCATAGATTGCCACTTGCTTGGCTACTTCTGATAATTTGTCTGTAAACGTGTTAACTTTCAGCCAATCCTGCAACAGTTTGTTCTTACTATCGTCTTCTAGCTGGATTTTAACCGGCGTTCCCATAAAGTATCCGATATAAGTATCAACAACGTAGTTAGCCCAATTACTGATTACTCTGTTATCTGGTCTAAAACTGTTAGGATCAAACTTCTTCTTTAAAATTGAATGTTCGCCAGTATAGTAGCGGTAGTTCTCTCCATACGTTGTGATGCCTCTGTTATAGTTGATAAATGTTAAAACATCTTCGCCTGTTAGTTTTTCATTTGGATAAAGATATAATCCTTCCTTGGATATATAAGCACTGCCAGCAATCTTCGCACTATCTGTCACGCTTCCACCTCCTAAATATAAACTGAATTGATAAATTGAGCATCGTCATTTAGATGCTCGTTATAAATCGCGTATCTCATAGCATCCATTACGTCATCGTTTTGTTTGACTGGTTCGCCTGTTTTATCATCCCAGATGTATGTATAAATTTCATCTAGGAAACTTTGCACTGCTGAACTCAAAACAAAAAAGCGCTCCAACTTCATCAGTTTAGCTACGCTTTCTATTCCTGCCATACGTGCTTTATTTGCATTTCTGGCGTTTATTCCATTACGTAAGAACTCATTGTAATTATCTGGTCTCTTTAATGTTTGATAAAAGTCGCTACTTTTTATCCTTTCTAAAAAGAAAGCCCATGCTTTCACATGGGAACAGACTATATCTTAATATAATAGAAATTATATTCCTTGCGCTTCCCTGTCGCTTAACAAGTACTCTACTCAATTACGCTTTTTATAATGCTTTGGTACTATTCTTCCCTCAGGCTGATAAAAAGGTTTTTTCGATAGTCGTTGAACAACTTCCTTATGTTCTAATGGTTCGTATGAAAAAGTAAATCCTTTATGCCTTAACATAGGAAATCTTCTTCCTTTGGCTATGCTTTGACGACAAACACTACCAACATGTCCCGCGTTAAATCCATCTTTTTTAACATCATCTAAACATTCGTATATTTTGACTAAGCCATCTAAACTATAACAATAAACTCTTTTGGCGTTAGTCCATCTTGAATTTTCTTGTGGAGTAACCCATTCTAAATTTTTAGCTCTATTGTCATAGCCATCTCCATTTATATGGTTTACTTCAATTTTATTTTCAGGATCATCATTTTTTACAAATGCTTTTGCTACAAATCTATGCACTTTAACATATCTTTTTTTGTACGGATTCAACTCTATTACGCATACTTCTAAATATCTATTTCTGGATTTTTTAGTTGGTTTTGTTTTCTTCAAAACTAATGGTTTCATATGTTTTCTTTCAGATAAAACCATTCCGTCATCAGTAATCCAATAATTAGAACTTACTTTCTCATATCCTTTTAAAGTATTGATCCTTACTTTCATAATATAACCTTCTTCCTTGTCTGGTTATATTATATCACAATAAAACATAATTAAGCTGCTGCTGATTGCCCAATCTACACATTTTTTAGCATTCACGCTCGTTATTTTCAAACCACGTTGTAGCATGTGTAGCTCTAAGGGGTTTCCAGCAATTCACAAGGTTAAGTGCCTAATGTCAAGCACTATCAACCCAGAAGGTAATGCCGTATCCATATCTCTTCTGAATGCTCTTAGCTATTTCAACCCAGTAATCAATAAACTTATATTTCTTAGTATGCTCTTCAACGAGATACGTGTTGCCTTTATTATCATCACCAAACACAACAATGCTCCCCTTATGATCATATCCCCAGTCAACTCCTGCATAATAATGTAAATCTTTTGGTACTTTATCCACTAACATACGCTTCTTATCAAAATCTTGATAAACCATACCTTTGCCGGATACCCACAAACCTAAAATATCCCGTTCATACATCATTCCACTTGGTGTCATCGCTTTTTGGTCGTTAATATACTTTTGGCCTAGATAGGGCTCGTTATCATCCAAAATAAAATGCGTGGATGATACTCTAACTTCTGGCTTGTCGTTGTCTAAATAATCCACCTTCAGCCAGTGCTGGGGGTGGTCCGGATTAGTGTCGCATATAATCTTGGCTTCATCTGCTGAGCATCTATCTATGATTTCTTTAAACACATATCTATTAGCAAGGGATGCTTCATTAACGTATGCACCCCATGCTGTCATACCACGTATGGCGCCTAAGCCACCAATTGAACCAGTGTAAGTTAGAACAACCTTAACGCCAAATAAAGTAAAATTGCCGTGTTTATCAAACTTGAATTCTATCCCATACTTATTTCTTAGTGGATTAAGTATATTCTGTTCGATCGTCTTAGATGATATACCAGCAAGGATATATTGTGGCTCTCTGAATTTAACTGCATCCGCTCGTTTTCTAACTGCTCGTAATTCCATTAGAAACAAGTCATTGTCAATTACAGTCTTCCCAGAACGCTTAGCGCCATAGTTAATCATCAATCGAAAGCCTTGCTTGTACTTCTTCAAAACTTCGATTTGGCGTTCACTATACATCTGTCTTAGGCCCATCCTCTTTCACTTCCTTTTCAGCCAATGAGTCTAATTTGTCTAGATATTCGTTTAGTAACTCTACGCCACTCGAGCCACTTTCTTTGAGCATCTGAGCTTTGAACTCTGCAATATTTGCTTCTGCGTTCGTCTTACGTGATCTAGCTTTAGCAAGCTTGAGTTCATCTGGTGATAACTGACTATCGTTGTATTTATCACGCCAGTTGTTCTTTAACCAAAAAATCATAGCGGTTGTATTACCGTTGATAGCCTTTTGAAAAAGTTCTCGTTCAACAATAAAGTTGGCCGTTTCGCGTCCCACTTTTAGAGATTGCCTTATCTGCTTGTATTTTTGCTTCCAATGGTTGAGAGTGTGGACACTTATGCTCATATTATGAGCAATTTGTTCATCAGTTAAACCATTTCTCTTCCAGCCCTGAAGCAAAGTTAAATTATCATCTTCTAACCACTTTTGATACAGCCCTTTTGCCATAATCTAATTCACCACCTTTCAATCACAAGTCTTAACCTAACTGATTTAACCCTTCTGAAACCATGTAAAGCCGCTCGTGTTTCTTGTTAAGCCCCCTAGCAAATGCGCCACGCGCCGTTTCAAACCCCCAAACAACCTTAAAACGTGGATCTAGAATGTTGTAGCTGGAAATAATCACAATATTTCTTTTGGCCACCTCAACGCACCAGTCATAAAACAATGGATGATCGAACTCAAATTTATACGCATTCATTGTGTTTTGGTACGGCGGGTCAAGATAGAGAATGGCATTCTCAACATTTGAAAATGCTGTATAGTCATAATTGGTTATCTCTAGCCCTTGTGTTCCCTTCAACTGTTGTAACCGTTCTAACTGTTGTAACCGTTCTAACTGTTGTAGCCGTAGTATTTGTTTTGGCTGTCCTAACTGCTTAGCGCTTCGATAGGTTTTCGTTTGCCTATAGCCGCTAAACACATCATGTTTTTTTATAATTTCAATCGTAAGATTGTATTTTCTACTGGACTGTTCTTTGTTGTACAAGTAACTTTTTGAATTACTTGCGAAAGAATTGACCAGTAACTTCAAATTGT